AACACAGAACACACGCAGAAATAATCGATGAAATCAGAGAGCTTCACGATCAAGAAGATGAGCTTCTTGATGAGCTGGAAGATACCTGTTGTAGTGTTGAAGATAAAGCTTTTAGAAAAAGATTGGAGGATGAATAATGAGTGATAAACTTAAAAATACTTGGACTACAATTAAGACTGTTATTAATAAAGCATCTGAAAATGTTGGTGAAGGTATGAACAAATCAGCAAAAACAGGTTTCGGAGTTTATCTTGATGTCAATAAAAAAGGTATCAAAATAAAAAAACAAGAAAACCCTAAAAATTTTAAAGGAATATAAAAAAAATAATATGGGCGGAGCAGTAAAAAAAATATTTAGTAAACCTAAACTTCCTCCAAGAGATACTAGACTTGATGCAGAATTAGCTGCTGCAAGAAAAAGAGAAGAAGATAGAAAAAAACAAGCAGAAGCAGCTCAAGCTGAAAAATCTTTTGCATTAGGAATGGGATGGGTAGGATCAAGATCTTTATTTGGTAGAGCTGGTGGTAGAGGTTATTTTGATCAAACATAGTTATGGCATATATAAATATAGCTGATCAACCCGATGTTAATTCAGATGAAAAGGTTGTTCACTTAATAAAAAAATATAAAGAAGCTCGTGATCTTAAAGATCATTGGAAAGCTAAATTCGAAGAAGCATATGAATATTGCCTTCCAAATAGAGAATCATTTTATGATGAATCTCCTGGAGATAAAAGAACAGATAAAATTTTTGATGAAACAGCAGTAGTTGGAGTACAGGAATTTGCATCTAGACTACAAGCTGGTATTACACCAACCTTTGCTCGATGGGCAGATTTTCAAGCTGGATCAGAAATACCTGAAGAAGCTAAACCACAAATTAATTTAGAACTTGATCAAATAACAAATTATGTATTTGAAGTAATTCAAAACTCTAACTTCAATCAAGAAGTACACGAAGCTTTTATGGATCTTGCAGTAGGTACTGGAGTAATGCTTGTTGAAGAAGGAGATTCTGTTCAACCTGTAAAATTTACAGCAGTACCATTACCTAGAGTTTATTTAAGTTCAGGGCCTGATGGAAGAATAGATACCATTTACAGAGTTAGACAATGCAAACCTAGTGAAATCACTTTACTATATCCTAAAGCTAAAGTTCCTCAAGACCTACTTAAAAAAGAAAAAAAAATAAATATTATAGAAGCTGTTTATAAATCATATGATGAGTCTAATGTTGAGAAACATAAACTATGTGTCTTTATAGAAAATCCTAAAGCAATTTTATTAGAAGAAGTTTATACAGGAATTGGATCTAATCCATATTTAGTATTTAGATGGAATAAAGCATCTGGAGAAGTTTATGGTAGAGGGCCTATCTTTAATGCGATGGCAGCAATCAAAACCTGCAATCTTACCATAGAACTTATTTTAGAAAATGCACAAATGTCAGTTAGTGGTGTATATACTTTTGAAGATGATGGAGTTATTAATCCAGAAAATATTTCATTAGTACCAGGTAGTTTAATACCTATTGCTCCAGGATCAAGAGGACTTGTTCCAATACAAGGAGCTGGTAATTTTGATGTAGCTCAATTAGTTTTATCTGAGATGCGTCAAAATATTAAGAAAGCATTATATATGGAAACTTTAGGAAAACCTGAAGGAACTCCAATGACAGCAACAGAAGTTTCAGAAAGAATGGCAGATCTATCTAGACAAATAGGATCTTCATTTGGAAGACTTCAATCAGAATTTATTCAACCTTTGTTAAGAAGAATTGTAAAAATTTTAGCCAAACAAGGTAGAATAACTTTACCACAAGTAAATGGTAAAGAAGTAAAAGTAGTAGCACGATCACCATTAAGTCAAGCTCAACATTTACAAGATGTTGCAGATGTAAATAGATTTAATGAAATCATTGCAGCTACTTTTGGGCCACAGATGATTAATCTGATCGTAGATCAAAATGCTACAGCTAAGTATTTAGCTGAGAAAATGAATCTACCTGAGAAGTTGATTAGAGATCCAAGTGAACAACAACAAATTGTTCAGCAAATGTCACAACTAGCTACAGCACCAGAAGGGCAAGAAGCTCCTCAGCCTGGAGCTGCTCCGCCTAATGGTGCATTTACTGGACAAGGATAATGAGTTGGGATTCTCTAAAAACTAAAAAGCCAACACCTAACAAAAGCGTTGATGGTTATTTCAGATCAGATGAAGCTGAATCTAAAATTAACAAAATGTTTGCTAGTGTGTTTACATCGAAAGATGGAAAAGAAGTTTTAAATTATCTAAAATCAATTACCACAGAAGCTGTTGCAGGGCCTACTATTGATAGTAATGCTTTGTTTCATATTGAGGGTATGAGATTTTTAGTTGGTATAATGCAAACTAGAATAAAAAAAGGAGAAAAAGATGGCAGATAATGACACATCAAATCAAGCACCTTCTACAGAAAAGAAGGAAGAAGTTGTAAAGCCAGAATATATTCAAGATAAATTTTGGGATAAAGATTCAAGTAAAGTTAATGTTGAATCTTTAGCATCTAGTTATAATTCTTTAGAAAAAAAACTAGGTGAAAGAACTGAGGAAATTACTAAACAAGTAAGATCAGATCTTGAAACTGAAAGAGTAAAAAATACACCATCGGAATATAAATTAAATATTCCTGATATTGGGCCTAATGCTGATATTAAAATATCTAAAGATATGGATATTGTACAATGGTGGGAAAAAACAGCTAAATCAAATAATCTTAATCAAGAACAATTTGATGATGGAGTAAAAGCTTTTGTTGATAATGCTGTTAAAAATTTACCTAATCCAGAATTAGAAATTCAAAAATTAGGTGATAATGGAAAAGCAAGAGTAGAAGCAGCAGATCTTTGGTCTAAAAAACATTTATCTCCTGATTCATATAATGCTTTTAGTAAAGTAGCAGTAACTGCTGAAGGAGTAAAAGCTGTAGAAGAATTAATGAAAATGAATAAAGATTCATCAATGCCTACATCTCAAACTGCTATTGAAGCAAGTCCATCAGCAGATGATTTAAAATCTATGTTAAATGATCCTCGTTATTGGGATACTAGTAAACGAGATCCAGCATATGTAAAAAGAGTTACAGAACTGTATGAGAAAACATTTAACAAAGCATCGAAGTAAGACTCCCTTTAAGTATAAAAAACTTAAGAAAGATCTACATTGGCTTGATGCTGTTAGTCAAACAGGTTGGATATCTACTACAGATATGGATAATTCCAAACCTTCTAATGTTGTATCAAGTCAAATGTGGGTTTATAAAGATACTAAAGAATTTATTACTTTATTTGGAACTTATTCTTATGATGAAAAAGGTGAAATTGAGTTTGGAGAAGTAATTACTATCCCTAAAAAGTGGGTATAATGTGCGTTGCCTACTATATCTAGAAAATCTATTTCTGTATTAAGACCTGAGAAATGGCAATGTTAGCCCTTGGTTGGACAACTAATCATACATTTTGAAGACAATCGATTGTTTAACAACTAACATAAGGACATAATACAATGGCAACATCTATAACAAATGCCTTTATTACTCAGTTCGAAGCAGAAGTTCATATGGCTTATCAGCGTATGGGTTCAAAGCTAAAAAACTTAGTAAGAACTGTCAATGGTGTTAATGGATCGACTGTTAAGTTCCAGAAAGTTGCAAAAGGTTCTGCAAATACTAAAGCAAGACACGCTGAAGTAGTTGCGATGGATCTAGCACACAGCAATGTGTCAGCAACTTTAACTGATTACTACGCAGCAGATTACGTTGACAAACTTGACGAACTAAAGGTTAACATTGATGAACGACAAGTTGTAGCTCAATCAGCAGCATATGCACTAGGCAGAAAAACTGACGAAGTGCTTATCTCTGTATTAGACGCAGCAACTTCAATTGCCGCTAACGTCAATTCTTCAGCTACAGGTATGACCCTGATTAAAGCTAAGAATATGATGGAAGTGTTTAATGGTAACGATGTTCCTGATGATGGTCAAAGATATTGGGTAGTAGGGCCGAAACAATGGTCTGATCTTTTATCAATTGATCAATTTTCTAGAGTTGAATATGTAGGGCCTGATCAACTTCCATTCCCTGGCGGAATTACTGCTAAGAGATGGATGGGATTCTTGTTCTTCGTACACTCTGGATTATCTTTATCAGGATCGGACAGAAAAAATCTGGCGTTCCATAAATCAGCAATTGGTTGTGGTATTGGTTCTGACGTACGGACTGAAGTTAACTACATTCCTGAAAAAGTATCTCACTTAATTACTTCTATGATTTCATTAGGTGCAGTAGAAATTGATGGCGATGCAGCTAGAGTTCAACTTTGTACAGAATAATAAAAGGAGAAAATAAAAATGGCTTATTCAACTGACAATCCTATTAAAAAGGTAGCTCAAATGGGTGGCAACTCTCTTTGGTATTATGCTGACGGAGATGCTACTTCAACGATCGTTGGTTCTGGTTACTTTAACTCTGCGTATGCAGAAGTAAAACAATTTGATATGATTCTTGTTGCAGCTACTACAGGTGGCACAGCAGAATCTGACTTATTAATTGTTTCTTCAGCTACTGGAGCAACAACTGTCACAACGACAAAATTAGCTTAAGGCTAGTTTCAATCTGGGGGAAGAAATTCCCCCAGGTTACTGATAAAAAGAAAAAAGAATATGGCAACAACAAAAGTAGATATATGTGCAAGAGCATTAATAATGGTAGGTGCCCAACCGATTTCTTCATTTTCAGATGGAAGCACAGAAGCACTTGTTGCATCAAATATATATGAAGATATTTTAGAAGCTTCTCTTTGCAAAGCAAGATGGAGATTCGCTACAACACAAAAACAAATTTCACTTCTTACTAATACTCCAACTGGTAGATATGATTATGCATATCAAATGCCATCAGATCCTGGCGTATTACAAATTAATACAATAACAGTTAATGACTATGTTATTCCATATGAAAGATATAAAGATAAAATTTATGTCAATGGATATGGTTCTTCTAATTCATTAATTATGGATTATATTTATAGAGTAGAAGAAGATTATTTTCCTGCTCATTTCAAATTGGCATTGGAATATCAATTAGCATCTGTGTTTGCTGGTTCAGTAGCTAGAGATAATGATATGATTAAATCATTTGTTGAGTTAGCTGAAAGACAATTTTTATCTGCTAAACATATAGATTCAGTTGAAAAAACCAATGCTAAATTCGATTTAAATCGATATAAGAATTTAAGGTTATCAACTAGAACTAATGGATAGCAATGCCAAGAACTATAAATACTGTACAAACTAATTTTTCATCTGGTGAACTTAATCCTTTACTAGCAAGTAGAACAGATAGTAAAGCTTATTTCGAAGGAACTAAATCTTGTAGAAATTTTGCTTTATTAGCTGAAGGTGGATTAATGAGAAGACCAGGTACTACTTATTTAGCAACATTACCTGCTGAAAGTAGATTAATTCCATTTGTATTTTCTGAAGATGAAGTTGCTATTATAGCTTTATCTAATGGTAGAATGGAT